TATTACAACAGGATAGACTACACTATTATCATCTATAATTTGAACGTCAGTAGAAGTAAATAACTCTTCTAACCATACCGCCTCATCTTCATTTAAATAATCAGAATTTACAACTAATTTTCTTTTAGCTTCTGTAAATAATGTTTGTTTTCCTCTTTCATAATTATAATAATTATATCTAGCTAAATTCCAAGTACCTGGGACGCTCTCCATTTCTTCACTTGTTACGTCTACGCTTTCTGTTGATTTACCTCTAAAGTTCATATAATCCCAAGCTCCTAATCTGTTTCTCCATGCTAGTCTAACGTTATCATATCTAATACAGCTTTGGTGTCTATCATCTACTTTTGCTCCACTTCCATATCTATAGAAACTATAAAATTTAGTACATCTAGTATCAGGCTGACCATTAGTACTAGCGCTCGTTGTTGTTCCACAAATTTTATAATAAGCCCAATTAGAGAAATTACTAGGTCTAGCATTTATACCCGTAACCGAAGCTCCTGAACCATTAATAACTGTATCTGTTTGCAATTGTAAATTTTTAGTACCACAACCAAAGTATAATATTGCTTTATCTACAGTTGTAGATTCAGACGCAGTAGCACCACCATTAGCAATAGAATTAATAAAAAAATGTACTGTAGAGCTACCACTTGTGCCAGCTATTAAATTTCCTGCACTATTAAAGTATTGTATAGCTATATGTTCTATTTTCTCTCCTACTGTCACAATACTACTACTAGCATTATTACCTTGTTTAAAACATATAGTACCCTCATCTACATTATCACCACTTGTATCACCCCCTCTAACAAATTGAACAGTTGGAGCATTAGTTAAAAAACCATAATCATCTTCATTAGTAGCGTCATTTTTATAAAAGTTTAAAGGAAAGTTTGTGCCATTATCTAATCCCCCTACATTAGTAGCAGTATTAGTATAAGGAGTTGTAGCTGGTATACCTATTGCAATATTACTTGTATAAGTTCCTGCTGGGGTTAAATTTTCAGTAGGAGCAGCTGTTTGACTTGTAGCTGTTTCATAACCCCCTAATATTCTTATTGCTATAGCTTGTTTATTGTTTTGTGAAAAGGGTTTACTTGTTTCTACTGTACCTAAACCATGTATACTATTAATGTCTGAATTTTCATTTACTTGTTGTGTTTCTAAATAAGTTCTTACTATTTTACTAACATCTACAATACCTACTCCTGCTTTATTTTTATGTAACTTTAATTTTCCTATAGTTGCTAAAGCTCCCGTATTAGATGTACTTATTTGTACTTGTACAATATATCTAAATTTAGCTGCTCCAGTTATTGCTCCTGAGTCCTCTTTTACTACATAAACTAAAGGGCTATTACAAGCCACAAATTTATTAGGTTGTTGTTCTATGCTATATGACATTATATTGTATTTATTTTAATTTTCATATTTTGTGTTTTTAACTCTTTATCTTCAGTTGTTTCTATGTCTTTTACTGAGGCTAATTGCATATTATATATTAATTCTGGGTACATCTCACTAAAAGGCTGTGATATAAACCTAGTTCTTGCTAGTCCTCTTTGATAGATACTTCTTGATATTAAGAATACTAAACTATCATTTGTTATAAATCTCCCTGCCCCTTTGTTATTTTTCCAATCTTTCTGTATTCTTCCTTTTATTCCTTTAGTATTTATCCAACGCCTAATAGCTTTACGCAATCCACCTTCTTGACCAGTATTTGTACCAAATCTAAACGGACTACCATAACCCCTAGCTCTACCACTACCTTTAAACCCCCCTTTTCCTTGTACTCCCTCATCAACAAAACGCCAGTAATGGGTGGCTAAACCGAAATTCATTTTAAATTCGACTCCCGTAACTGTTTTTTCAATATCATAGCTCATTTGATTAAATAAAACTCCCCTTGCTCTTTTCTTTTTTAAAGTTAGTCTACGTCTAGCATTTTGAATTAATCTACTTCCAAAATTACTTAGTACAGCTTCTATTTCTGTTGTATCTAATTCCATTATGTATTAGGGGCTTCATCACTTGGTTCAATAGGAGCGTCACAAAGTGAATTAGGGTTATTAACTTGCATAGTAAAACTAGCACTCCAACCAGTTAACATATTAGCAAATCTAACTGTAAAAGGTTCTGCATTAATAGGTAGATTTAAAACTACTTCTCCAGGTATATAGCTAAATTTCTTTCCACTATCACTCCCTGATGTTTGTACAGCTAGATTTTGTCTAAACTCTGATATAATATCTTGCATAACTTGTAGCATGGTATCTCAAACTTCCTCTCTATTGCTTAAATCCTCTTTAATTAAACTCATAGTAAATACAGTAAACGTATAAGTCATTACCCCTTTATCTATATTAGTATTACCTGGCTCAACATATAATATAGGAAAATCTGATTGGTCTAATTTATTTATATCTACTTCATCTAACATGCCACTATGAAAAGAATTAATTTGAAAATGATTAGTAGCTATTGTGTTAAAATCGTCTATAAAGTTTTTATATGTTATCATTTATGCTTATTATAATTGTTTCTTTCTATGTTGCTTTTATCTTGTTGGTAACTTAAATATGTTAATACTAAAGTAATCTCTGTTTTTGTTATTGGTTCAATGTTTAGTAAATTATTATTACATAAACTAAAAATTAAATTATACCAACCCCATTTACCAGCTAAGGTTTTTTCTCCTGGTTCGTCTTCTTCACCCCCATCGAATAACTGTTTAAATCCTCCAATAAGTTTCTCCCTAAACGAAAAAAAAAATCTATCGCTGATAGTGTAGTACTCATTGGCAAGTCTTTAAACTTGTCTATTTCTAACTCGTCAGGGTCATAAGGTTTTACGCTATAAAACTCTCCAGCTTCTCTATTTACTTCTCTATATAGAACACTCATAATTCTATGTAGATTTTTGTTTATGTCTTTTCCGTATTCTTCAATATCTACAAACTCCCCTGTCGTTATCTTACTTAGATTAGGAACAAAGCCAAATTTTTTTCCTTTAAACTTTATTCTCTTTTCTAATATCGTTTCATTCTTGCTATTTACAAATTTGTTTATTTTATCTACTAAAAGTTTCTTTTGTTTTAATTGTAGCTTTTTTATTAGCTTCTTATCAATCTTACAAAACATAGAAATAATCTCATCATCTCTAGTTTTTCTTTTAGTGTTTGCTATTTGTAAGTACCTTTGAAATTCTGCAATAGTAATATCTTTCCATTCAGTAGGCACTATAACCTCAAATTGTTCTCTAGCCATTTGTTATAAATATAAATTCAACGTTTTTGTTCATAATATATAATACTTGCCACTATAATTAGTTGTTAGCTTGTTTAAAGCAACATATCTAATAGCGTCTATTAAGTGGTCTAATTGATTTGTAGCAGGTTTATTTATAACGTGTCCGTTCTTATCTACTAACCATTTATAATACTTAAATTCATTTATAGCGTTTGTACTATTCTTTGTTATATGTATCTTAAATCTTCTTAATACATCAATCCCCATGTTAATACTATCAGCTCCTTTTTTAGCTCCTTTAATATTAAACCCTAGTCTATGTACTTCTTCAATAGATTTAGGTTCAGCACTATCTCCTATTATTTCTGTCTGTCTTGTTATACCTAATTCCCTTAGCTTACTTGCAATGTCTTGATTTGTTAGACCTTTACTATATAACAATTCATTAATATATAAATCATCATTTAGCTTATATACTTCTGCTATTGCGGTAGGGTCGTTAGAATAGCCCCAATCTAAACCTAAAGCAATTAGAGTAGCTTCTGTTGGTACATTGTTACATATCTCAAACTGTCTAAATATAGTTTCAGTAGGTTGTGCCATATCACCTAAACCATATATCTGCCAATAGTTAGAGTCTAATTGTTTTAATCTTTCTATTTCTTTTATTGTTTCATCAGGCAAAAAAGGATTATCTAAATAAGTTGATTTAATAAACGTACAATCTTCTCTATTCATTACATTGTCATATATCCAACTATAAGGGTCAGAGGGGTTAAAATCTAAATATATATTCTCTGTGGTTCTTAATGATAGTTGAACCCAATCCTCAAATCTAAACTCATTGGCTTCATTTAACCATAATATGTTCCTCTTACGTCCTCTTATTTTTTGTGGCATATCAACAGAAATAAACTCTATTTCATTACCATTTAGTTTATAAGTTAATTCTGACTTATTATGATTATCAGGATTGTATAAATTGTGGCTTTCTAATATATTAAAGAAATCTCTATAAGCAGTTCCTTTAAGAGCAGGTAGTGTTTTTCTACAAATAGTATATACCTTTCCCTTTGTTTGTAATGCTTTAAGTATTATTAATTGAGCTAAACTATAGGTCTTACTACTTCTTGTACCACCTTGATTAACTACAATTCTTGTACTAGCATTAAGATTCTTTTGTAGTACTACTGTTCCCTTTAGATTCAATGATTTCAATTTCTATTTTCTTAATGTCATCTTCGTTAGATGTTAAGTTAATATTCTGTCTTTGTACATATCCCCTTTTATGTCCTTTGTGTTGTAGGTAAAATATAATACTTTTCTCTTTCTCATTCTCTATATTCTTGAATAGCTTTGTTTCTACATAATCTAGTTTTACATTGTCTATCTCATCTACCTTTTTTCTAAACTCCTCATCTTCTTTATACCATTTATAGAAACTACTTCTACTTATTCCTGACCTATTACAAGCTGTTGATACTATACCCAAGCTATTCTCTAATGCTTGTAGTAATGCGTCTTTCTTTAAGTTATGTTCTTTTTTGCCCATTTTATTAAATTTATTTTATAGTTACTTTATATCCTTGTGCCTTTAAATCTTCATATAATTTATTAGCTAACTTAATGTCTTTCTCTTTTACTGTTACAGTTGTTGGTTTATCTTCTTCTATTTTATCTATGTTAAAACCAAGTTCT